CTATGCAGCCTTTGCGGGTTCAATTCCATCCCGCTCGGCAACCCGGGCGGCCTGCCAGGCGTCCACCTCAGCCTCGATCCAGCCTACCGCATTGCCGCCCAGCGGCACCGGCGCCGGGAAGGTGCCGGCGCTGATCCGGCCATAGATCGTGGTCTTGCCCAGGCCCGTGCGGCGCTTGACCTCGGGCATCTTGATGAAAACGAGCGGCTCGGTAGCCATGGTGTCCTCCTTCAGTTCGTGGCCAGCGCAGCGCGCAGCTGCTCGTCTGGATCCGGGTAGCAGTCCATGTAGGCGCCGATCACTTCCGCCGCGACTTGCGGGACGATGGCGTTGCCGTAGGCGCGCAGGCGTCCCACTCGGCCAGGAACCCCATGAGCCAGCAGACGAATGCTGGGTTCAACGCGCCGGGCCTTTCCGTCGTGTCCGATGAGCCATCCGGCTCCGTCCCAATGGGAGCGTGCTGCACGTAATCCGGCAGCACTGCCATTCCATGCCATTGCGACTTCTTCTCCGCGATGTACTCCGCGGAGTGCGCTGGCATGTGATCCCTGGCACAGGGCGTCGGCCAAAGAGCCGCCAAAGCATGCGCCCTGATCGACACCAGCCCCGCCGAGTTGCCCGCCTCGTTGTTGCCGTTCTTCGCCGGTGCCAGCGACGTCGGCGTGGCCCACATGGCGAGAGCGATCTGCATAGGTAGCGTCTTCCCCTTCGGACTCGACGCCCACGCCTTGTAGAACTCGTCTGTCGCCTTCTCGCTGCGCCAGTCGCGGGCTGCTGGCGTGGGCCACAAACCAGAGCCGGTCCCTTCGGTGGGGCGCGTCGACGGCACAAGCTGGGACAACGACCGCCCGGCAGGCGTAGTCCTCTGCTTCCAGGTCAGCAGACACTCCGTCGAGCCAGTTCTTGCCAACCGCCGCCGCAACCTGTTCTCCCATGACGACAGCGGGCCGTCGGGCACGGATGAGGCGAAGGAAGTGGGGCCACAGGTGCCGATCGTCATCCTGGGCTTTTCCTTTACCCGCGACGGAGAACGGCTGGCACGGGGCGCTGCCGGTCCAGAGCTCGCGGTCGTCGGGCCACCCAGCAAGTCGAGCTGCAAGGGACCACCCGGCGATGCCGGCGAAGAAGTGGCATTGCCGGTATCCGGCGAGGTCTGAGGGTTGAACATCGGTGATGCTCCTGGTGTCGACGTGGCCAGGCGGAATGAGCCCGGCATCGATGAGGTTGCGGATCCACTGCGCGGCGTAGGGATCCCATTCGCTGTAGTAGTTCACGCTGCGCACCTCCGCCAGCACCAGCGCAGCCCATTGCGCGCGGCACGGCATGCGCGGCTGATCGCCCACAGGGTGGCGATGCCGACCAGGAAGAAGGCCAGGGCGAACACGTGGACCATTGCAGCGGTGAGGAGCTGGTCAGCCATTGGTCTGCCCTCGCTCATGCTCTTCGTTGAGCCGCTTGCATTGCAGATCAGCTTTCGACCATCCGTTCTTGCGGAAAATGTCCCAGCGCGTCACCGTGCGGCGTTCGTGGGTGTCGTTGACGTAGGCGTACCGACTGCCAGATGCCTTCAGCACCACGTAGCGGGGCAGATCCTGCTTGGTGTCGATGCTCATTTGCCCACCGCCTGGCTGTCGATCAGGGCCAGCCGGTATTCGCCTTCGGGCAAATCACGGCCGATCTGAGTCAGGCTCCAACCCAACATGCCATTGTCATCGACCGTAAGCGTTGCCACATGCTCCTGCCCCAGGTCCACGGCCTGCGTGGGCGCTTCATACGTCGCAAGCTGCAACTCCAATGCGGCAATCTTGACTTTGGCGCGTGCAAGCTCCACAGCCTCCCCCACCGCCTGCGCGGTCTTGGCGGCGTAGAGCGCCACCGAATCCCATTGCACTGCGTTGAAGTCGCAGTCGTACATGGGCGATAAGCCGAATTCAACCCGGCCTGTTGCTATGTGAGTGTGTATCCACGCCACCGGCTCCCCCACCGGCTGGCGGGCGGCGAGGGCGGCTTGTGCGTAGGCTCGCATCTGGTCAGCTGTGTAGTAGTAGTCGAGCGGCTCTGCCATATCCTTTTCACCACGGATCATGCAGACAACTGAATCAACCTCGGCAGGAAGCGGTGGCAGCGCATCCCCCTGACCACCCGGGGAGGGCTGGGCGGAGAGGGCGGCGGCAAAGGCAGCGAGTTGAGCTGTCGTGAATGCAAAGTACCTATACGGGGGGACGCCGTACTCGCGCGCTCCAACCGTCTCTGCAATTCGGGTCGGATCAAGTTCGCCTCTGTGCTCCACCAGCCTCACCCTCCCACCGGGCTGCACGTCCGCGAGGGTCTTCGGTACACCGCGCTGCAGCGCCCTGGCCACAACTTCCTCGCCAGCCACGGTCAGCTGGAACTCGTCGTTGTCATCGCCTTCCACAACCCAGCCACGGGCCTGCAGGTCCATCATCTGTTCCAGGGTGAGGTTGGTGATGCCCGCCCAGGTGAATTGGGTGTCGCACACGATAAGGTGGCGTACGGCGTCGGCTTCGCTGATGGTGTACTCGATGGTCTTCATGCAACCTCCTGCAGTTGGGAGGCCTGTTCGGCCTCGATCAGGGCATAGCCGATGGCTTCGACGCGTTCGCGCAGCTGGCGGCGTGCGATCAGCAGCTGCAGCGCGATGTGCCGGCGGTGGTCGTTGAGCTGGAACGTCCGCGTCTCGATGTGCAGCTTTCCGGCCAGGTCGCGGCGGAACAGGCGGTAGGTGAGGACGTGGCCGCCCAGCACCTTGTCGATGGACCGGCCCCAGGCGAAGCCCTCGGTGCGCTTCGGCAGCCGGCGGTCGTAGCGGTGGTGGGTCATGGGTATTCACCTGCTTCCATCAGCGTCAGCAGCCGCTGCGCGCGAGCCTTTCGCCGGGGGGAGTGGCTGCTGCGCAGGCGAAGGATGCGGCGTGCGGCAGCGCTCTCGGCCTTGTTCCCCGAGTACAGGGACACGCCCATGTCACAGCAGACGATGGCCACCGCCTGGTAGCCGACGCCTATGTCTTCGTAGTGGTACGGGTCGCACCCGCAAAAAGGGCAGTTCATGCGTGGCTCCGCAGCGGCACGCGGCGCACTGGCCCGTGCCACAGGTTGGTGAGGTTGTTCAGGCGCACCTGCAGCGGGTCGCGGCGCAGGGGGCGCAGCGGGTCGTGCAGGCGGCGCTCGGTGTTCCGGCAGGGCGCGCACGCGGCGGTGGCCTTGCCGTTGATCAGGGGGAAGAACCGCAGCGGCAGCCGGGCCGCGCACTTCGTGCAGGTCTTCATGCCGGCGGATCTCCGCGCAGGCCTTCCCAGGTGAGCGGGAACGGGCCACGCTTCAGCCTGGCGGCGGCCATCTTCTTGGACAGGCCCAGCGCTTCGGCCACTTCCATGGTCGTGACGCGCTTCCCCTCGATCACGTGGTCGAACTGGCGGGCGCGGTTGTTGCCGCCGCGCTTCGTGCCGACGTGGGGATAGTCGTAGTTGAGGCCCCTCATGCGGCCACCTGCTGGTGATCGCCAGCGCGCAGGCTCTGCTCGAAGCCGATAACCATCTGCCGGAACGGTTCCAGGTCAGCACGCAGCTTTGCGATGAACGCCTCGTCGCGGTCGAAGCGGCGCCACCACAGCTGCTTGCCCACGGCGGCCAGTGCCGGACAGTACAGGCCGATGTGCCACCACTGCCGGCCGGTCAGCCACATGCAGCCCTGGGCTTGCTCGAACACCTCGCTCGCATCGTTGTCGATGTGGAACGCGCGCAGCTTCTCGGGGTTGATGAAGCACTTGTATTCGCTGCCGCCGTCTTCGCCGATGAAGCCGTCGGCCGAGCAGCCGTAGTCGCCGCAGTCGCTCAACACGAACCCAGCGCGCTTCACCAGCAGGCCGGACTGCACCTCATGCTCGGCGCGTGCCTGCGGTTCCAGCTCATGGCCACGGCGCATGGCGAACGTCTCGAAGCCTTCGTCCAGCGGCTCGCCGCTGATTCGCTCGATCGCCAGCCGGAAGGCGTAGTTCTTCGACGCCTCGCTGAAGTCGCCGATATGCTCGCCGGCGATGGCCTTCTCGATGATGGCCGAGCGCGGCACGGCCTTGTAGCCGGCCCGCTCCATGGCGGTCTTCTCGGCCAGGCCGGAGAGCACCGCATCCACGTAGGTGCGCTGCTGGTCGGTCAGCTCGCCCACGCGCGAGCGCGCGGTGGCGAACATGCTGGCGGTGATGATGCCGGCGCGGGCGCGGTGCCACGCCTCGCTGCCCTGGTCGCACCCGATGACGATCACAGCGGCACCTCTTCATCGGCTGCCGGCTGCTGGCCGTCTTCTTCGACCACGGTGGCGCTGGCGCGTTCGGCGATGCCCTTCAGCGTTTCGTGGCCCGCGCTGCCGATCAGCTGCCGCTGTTCCTTGGACAGACGGCCCCATGCGCCCTGGTATTCCTCCATGCCGCATTCGGCGAACTCCTGGAGGCTGGCATAGAGCGCCTGCCGCTCCGGGGTGTCCTGCGGCTCGGCCTGCTGCTGGCGGGTGATCGCGCCGGGGGTCGAAGAGCGGCGCTCGTCGCGTACCAGCTCGCCGTCGATGATCGCCTTGCCTTCCATTTCCTCGGCGGTGGGCTGCGAGCCGACGGCCTCGGGGAACGCCTTGCGCAGCGCCTGGGCCTCGGTGCACTTCGCCAGCTGGCCGCGCGGGCGCTTGGTCCACATCGCATTAGGCGATTGGTCCTGGTCCTTGCCGCCTTTGATCGCGTAATTCTCGATCCAGTATTCGGTGGCGGTGTACTCAGCGATATGGCCGCTGCGCAGTTGCCGGTAGACGGTGACTTCGCACCATTGAGGGAACGTGACCTCGCGACCGCCGACATTCTCGGTCACCATCGGGCCGAACACCGGCTTGGACATGCCTGCGAACTCGCCGGTGCGGGCCGCATCAGTGCGGTACAGGCCGATGCCGGGCATCACCACGTCACGCATCGTGCGGGCCTTGTTGTCCCACATCGGCACGATGTGCACCGGCTTCTTCATCGGGTCCAGGCCAGCGGCCTTGCAGTAGGCCAGAACCAGGTCCACCGACGCATCGCTGGCGCCGGGGTACAGGCTCGTCTTCAGCGCGGTGCGGATGGCCCCGGCCTGTTCTTCGGTAATCAGTTCGCCGGCAGCGGCGCGGGCGGTCATCTGGTTCATGGATGCCTCAGTAGCGGATGGCCACGGCCGGGACCTTGCCCTGCACGATGGCGGTGATGACGGTGGCGGCATCGGCTTCGCTGATGCCCTGGGCGATCAGCGCGGCCATCGCGGCGCGGTTGATCGAACGGCGGTGTTCGACGTCGGCGGCGCGTGCTTCGTCCGCCTTGCGCTGGGCATCGGCCTGGGCCTGCCGCTCACGCTCGGCGCGCTCAGCTTCTTCCTGCGCGCGGCGCTCAGCGGCGGCGACGGCTTCAGCCTTTTCGCGCTCGGCCTTCTCGGCGGCATCCTTGGCACGCTGTTCGGCTTCGGCTGCCTCACGGGCTGCGCGCTCGGTGGCTTCGCGCGCCTCACGTTCGGCACGCTCCACGGCAGCAGCTGCCTCGCGCTTCGCGTTCTCTGCGGCCTCAGCCTGCAGGCGGGCCTCGCGCTCGACGCGCTCACGCTCGGCCTGCTCAGCTGCAACGCGCTGGCGCTCTGCCTCTTCAGCGGCGCGCACGGCTTCCTCGCGGGCGCGGATCTCTTCTTCCTTCCGGGCGATCTCGGCCAGGCGGGCCTCTTCTGCAGCCGCGCGGTCGCGTTCCTCAGCCTCTACGCGTTCGCGTTCGATGCGGGCCTGCTCTTCCTCCCAGTCGGTCAGCGGCTTGCGCACTTCGTCGCGCAGCGCGTCCAGGGTGTCACGTGCCTTCTTGCGGGCCGAGTCGATGTCGCCGGTCTGCTTCTTCAGGTCGGCCACCAGCGCCTTGCCGGCGTCATCGATGGCGATCTTGGAGCGCGACACCTTGTAGGCGATCGAGGCGATTTCCTTGCGACCGGCTACCGTCTTGACGTTCGGTACCAGGGTGGAGGCCTCGGCGCGGATGCGGGCCAGCAGGTCGTCCAGTCCGCCGCCGGTGAAGACCTCGACGGCGTTGACGGATTCGATCGGGATCAAGGCTTCGGACATGGCAAATCCTTTTTTTCGACATGAAATGAGGTGCCGGCTTTGTGGAAGGCCTGGCCGGCGCAGGCACCCGCAGGGGGCGGGCGGGGGAATGCGTTACGCGGCCAGGTCGGCCTGCTGCGGGGCGGCGCTTGGCGGCGTGAGGGTCAGACGCACCTCACCGCGGCGCCATGCAGAGATCAGCTCGGCGTCTTCGTCCTCGTCCAGCAGCACCGAGACGGTGAAGCCCATGGCCACGCTGCCGCCTTCGAGAGGCTTCCAGGTGATCTTCTTCACCTTGGCGTCGGCGAAGAACACCGGTTCGATGTGGTCCATCAGGGAGCCGATCGACAGCTCATAGCCTTCGAACTTGCCGGTGATGTCCTGCTCGCCCAGCAGCGGCAGATTCAGCGCCACCAGGTCCGTGCTGCCTTCCATCGGCAGGTTCTGCTGCTGGCCCTTGTCGGCCTTCTTCCAGAACGCTGGCAGGATGGCCGGGTCGATGGTGTTGAGGATCGTGTTCGGAGCGTTCAGCGAGAACTTCAGGTCAGCAGCGGCCGCCTCTTCGTCGCCGTGCTTTTCCTTCCGCAGGTTCAGATGCGAGAAGACCGCATCGTGTTGATCGAGTTGGAACATCGGTGGTGCCTCTCGTAGGAGCCGGCAGCGCCGGCGGGGATGGTCAGCCACGCACGCTGCTAGTGCTGGCCCAGCGGGCCTTCGCAGCTTCACGGTCTGAGTGGGCTTGGTGGATCTCGGCGATGCGCAGCGGTACGACGACTGCGGCGAACAGCGCGACGGCGGCCCAGGCGATGCGGAGGCGGCGGCTCACGACAGCACCGCCTGCGCCAGCACGGCGGCCAGCACGCCCAGGCAGAACGACAGGGCGTTCGCTACGACGGTGGCCACCACGTGGTGGCGCTGATCGCGTTCGGCGGCAGTCATGCGGCGTCCTCCAGGTGCCCGGCCTCGAAATCCTTCATCGAGGCGTCCACGCGGCGGGACATGTCGCGGACCAGATCGGCCAGCTCGCGGAAGTGGGGCAACAGGTAGGCCGGAACCTCCTGCGTCAGGAGGTGGGTCATCACATGCCGGGCTTGGCTCAGCTTCTCGACCAGCGGGGCGACGTCGCCCTCGCGCTCCAGATCCGCCGCCACGTGGTCGCAGGCGAACTGGAAGGCCTCGTCGTTGGGTTCGGCCGGTGCGCGGCCGTCACGGCTGCGCTGGGCAGCGCGGGCCAGGTCGTTTGCGGTGCGGACTGCCATGGGTGACCCCGTCTGGATGGCCCTGGTGGGCCGACGGGGTTAAATTACCAGACGGTAATGTTCTGTCAATACCAAATGGTAAATATTTTCGGTGAAGGCGTTCAGAGCCGATGATCGGCTCGGCCGCACAGGCACTTCCGCTAGACTGCAATCATCTTGAAGGGGGGAACCTATGAAGCCACCAAGACTATTGGCGTATGCATGCGCGGTGCTCCTGGCCGGTTGTTCGACTGTTCCAGTCGCCGATGGGCAGGGTAAGGCTGTTCCAGCCGACCGCATCTATGCTTCAGAGTATCTGCAGGCTTCGCCAGATCGCACTGCGTCGATCTACATTGCGCGTGACAAGGGCTACTTTGGTTCCGGCTGCTCTCACGACATTCTGCTCAACAACCATAAGGTGCTCGCTCTTCGCCAGGGCGAGGCAGCAACGCTTCATGTCATACCGGGGGCATACTTCCTGAAGCTGGAGACCGGTGGCGGCCTTTGCCCAAACGTTTCCACCTCCCAGAACCTCTCCGTTGAGAACGGAGAAAGCCAGTCGTACAGGGTTCTGCTCCCATCTGATGGAAGTCTACGGCTGACCCGCGAGAAGTGAGAAAGGAGTGGGGTTCTCCCGCTCTTGTTCTTCTAGGCTACCCGCTCCAAGTGCTGGATCAGGTAGACCCTGCCGCCGATGATCGCGTCGTCGGTGAGCCTAAATGGCGGATACAGAACTTGGTCGGCGCTACGGGCCCATAGGCCATCCGGCTGCGCCTGCAGGGCCTTGATCTGCTGGCCGTAGCCAGTGTTGATCAGGTAGAGGCCGTCCCCTACGAATTCGTTGCAGCCAGTGTCGACCAGCACCATCTCTCCAGGCTTGATCTTCGGGGACATTGAATCGCCGACGCCGGTAACGAGCTTCAGCCGGCCGGGCGGTGGCATGAAGCCGACCACGGACCGGATGTAGGTTGGCGCAAAGTCCATCGCGCGGATGACTTCCGGGAAATCCTCGTTCACGCGACCCATGCTTCCCATCTGCGCCTCCGCGTCGATTTGTTCCACGCGAACGTAATCAGACGGGATCGCAGGGGCTGCGACGGCCACAACGCCACCATCGATGCCCGACAGGTAGCCAGATGGCATCGATGCCGCCGTCTCGATCGCGGCTGCCTTCTTCTCCCCGAAAGACTTATCTCGCAGTAGCCCAGACAGCTCTCCCTGGTTGATTCCGGTTGCGCTGACGAACGCTGCTTGGCTCCCCCCGTGATGTTGGTCTATCCACTCACGCAGGCGGCGGCGACGGGTTGCAACGGTCGGGTTGTCGGTCTTCATGCCCGGAGTTTCAGTTACCGAAGGGTAATTTACCAAACGGTATTGACTTGAATTTACCATATGGTAATTTGCCCTGCATGGACACCCTTCGAACCTACCTCTCGACGTTGAGCCCGGCTGACCAGGCGGAGTACGCCAAGCGCGCCGGAACTTCCATCGGATACCTGCGAAAAGCCCTGAGCGTGGGACAGCGTTTTGATGGTGGGCTGGTGCGCCAGCTCCATCTTCACAGCGATGGCTTCGTTTCCCTGAACGAACTGCGGCCCGACATCTGGCCGTCGGAAGAATCGACCCCAGACGCCGGGGCCGTGGCCTGACAGGGCCATTTCAGTCCCCTCCAGGGAAGGGGAGCACCGCTCCCAGCGCCGTCCCTGGCGCTCGGCGGGGCTGGCGCAGGCATCGCACCACATCCCGGCCTTTAACCCTCCTGATCGCGTACGACCTCCCAGCCATGTGCACCAGCCTGACCACATTCGGTGCCCACAGCAGCCTTGCTTCCTTTTTCGCTCGCTTCTCCATGCCGCGCATCTTGCGCCGGCGTCGTAACGCAAACCACGTTCACCGAGACCGCCCATGAACATCACAGACGCCGCACACAAGACCGTGAAGGACTACCCCGGTGGTAGTGAAGCGCTGGCCGTCCGCATCGGCATGTCCGCCGCGGTGCTGCGCAACAAGGTCAACCCGAACAACAACACGCATCACCTGACCCTGGCCGAGGCCAGCGAGATCATGGGCGTGACCGGTGACGACCGGATCCTGCACGCGCTGGCCGCCGAGCACGGCTATGTCCTGCGCCGCACCGAGGGCTCGCCGGGCGGCAGCGTGGTGACGGCTCTGCTGGCGGTGGCGGCACGGCAGGGCAACCTCGCGCAGGCCGTCTCCGAATCGCTGGAGGACGGAAAGATCTCGCAGAACGAGGCCAGCGAGATCGGGCGCCTGTGCGCTTCCATCCAGGCCGACGCCGCTGACCTCGCTCAGCGTGCGCACGTGGCGGCGAGGACGGTGGCATGAAGCGCCTGACCGATCCTCTCGCCAGGGCCATCTGGCTCGTCCAGCAGCGCTGGCACATCGCCGGTTGCCTGCAACTCCTGCGGGGTGCGTGATGGCCCGCATCCGTTCGATCAAACCCGAATTCTGGTCCAGTGAGCAGGTGATGGAATGCTCGCCGATGGCTCGGCTGCTCTTCATCGGTCTGTGGAACTTCTGCGACGACGGTGGCAACCACGTCGCCAGCGCCAAGACCGTGAAGGCCGAAATCTTCCCCGGCGACGATATTTCCTCGTCGGATGTTCAGCGAATGCTCGACGAGCTGTCGTCGAATTCGCTGATCGCCTTCTACGCCAATGGTGACAAGCATTATTTGCACGTCACGGGATGGAGGAAGCACCAGAAAATTGACCGCCCCACATTCAAACATCCGCCATTCTCGGATGACGCTCGTCGAGGGCTCGACGAGCCCTCACCCCCGGAAGGGAAGGGAGAGGAAGGGAGAGGAGAGGAAGGGAAGGGAGAAGATCTATCCTCGCTTCGCTCGGATCCGTCCGCACCTTCGGCGCTGACCCTCGACGGCGGCGACGGGAACATCCAGGCACTGGACCAGAAGCAGCGGAAGACGGCCCGAATCCAGCAGATCGCTCAGGACGCGCAGACCGCGTACAACGCGATCATGGCCAAGCCGGAAGGGCTGCTGGCTTACTGCACGGTGCTGAACAAGCCGCGCATCAAGGCTGTCGAGAAGGCCCTGCCGACTGTGCGGCAGCTGTGCGTTCGGCTGTTTGGCAGCGAGAAGGTCACCCCGCAGTTCTGGCAGCTGTACTTCGAGACGGCAGCGGAGGACGACTTCCACGCCGGACGGCAGCCAGGTGGCCCAGGCCATGAGAACTGGAAGCCTGACTTCGAGTACCTGCTGCGCGAGAGCGTGATCGCCAAGCTGGCCGACCGCGCTCTGTCGGAGGCCGCATGAGCGCCGCCCGCGACGAAGTGAGCCGGCTGTCGGGTCTGTACGGAGACCAGCAGGCACTGCGTCTGCCGCCGCACAGCGTGGAGGCTGAGCAGTCCGTGCTGGGTGGGCTGATGCTGGTCAACCGTGCGTTGGTCGAAGTGCAGGACGTTCTGGCGGAGGCGGACTTCTACCGCCGGGACCACCAGCTGCTGTGGCGCTGCATCCTGCAGTTGGCCGAGAAGGGGCAGCCGTTCGATGCGGTGACGATCGGTGAATGGTTCGAGGCGGCGGGCCAGCTGGAGCTCGTTGGAGACGGCTCGTACATCATCGAGCTGGCCAACAACACACCCTCGGCGGCCAACGTCCGGGCCTATGCCGAGATCGTGGCGGAGAAGGCCAAGCTACGTGCGCTGATCGACGCCGGCCACGATCTGATCGACGCGGCGTACAGCCCGGAGGGTCGCAGCGCGTTGGACCTGGTGGGGGAGGCACAGACGCGTATCGGCAGCATGCTTGACCGCGAGCCGTGCGACCTGGAATCGGTGGCGCCGGTAATGGAACGGGTGTTCCACCGGCTGGGAGAAAGGGCAACGTCTGAGGGCGGCATCAGCGGCCTGACCACCGGCGACCCGGATCTGGACGAACTGCTGGGCGGCCTGCAGGCGGGCTGCCTGTACGTGCTGGCGGCGCGGCCGAAGATGGGCAAGACCACCAAGGCAATCAACATGGCCGAACACGTGGCGCTGCGGCTGCACAAGCCCGTGGCGGTGTTCACATTCGAGATGCAGCCGGAGGAACTGGGCGACCGCATGCTGGCCAACCAAGCCGGCATCAGCGGCACCCGGATCCGTACCGGCAAGCTGGACGACGTCGACTGGGCCAATGCTTCCGAGGCAACCCGCAGGCTTTCGCAGGCGCCCATCTTCGTGAGCCGGCCGAAGCGGGCCAGGGTCGAACACGTGTGCGCGCAGATTCGCCGGATGCACGCGCGCGACCCGCTGGGCCTGGTGGTCATCGACTACCTGCAGCTCATGGAAGTGAAAGGCGACAACCGCGCTGCCGGCATCGGCGATATCACCCGGACGCTGAAGCTCACCGCCAGCGAGCTTGGGGTGCCGTTCCTGCTGTTGAGCCAGCTCAACCGCGAGCTGGAAAAGCGAACGGACAAGCGTCCGATTGTGGCCGACCTGCGTGACTCGGGGTCGATCGAGCAGGACGCGGACGCGGTGATCTTCATCTACAGGGACGAAATCTATAACCCCGGCAGCCGCTGGGAGGGCACCGCCGAGCTGATCGTGGCCATCCAGCGCAACGGCGCACCCGGCATGGTCCGCCAGCTGTACCAGCCCGAGTACTTCCGGTTCTCGCCGCTCCCTGAGTACTGGCAGCCAAAGCAGACCAGCGCTTCGGCGCCGCCCGCTGGCTCGGCGCCGAGAGCTCGCCGAGGACTCGCCGCCGCGTTGCCGAGAGGTGACCAGGAATGAGCATGACCGCAGCAGCGAAGAAGATCCGCGCCAAGCGCGCGCGCCGCCCGATCTACATGGTCGTGACCAAGCTGATCGATCCGGCCACCGGTGAACTGGTGGGCGCCTTGGTGCCGGCTCATGACGTCGACCAGCGCCTGATGCGAGAGCGCAAGTTCAAGGTTGGCCGCGAGGTCCGCGCGGAACTGAAGCAGCCGCGCGAAGGTTGGCAGCATCGCCTGGTGCACAAGATAGGCCAGCTGATGGTCGACAACGTGGAGGGGTGGGAGCAGCTCGGCAGCCACGACGCGGTGAAGCGCCTGCAGCGCGAGTCCGGCACCTGCTGCGAGGAAATGGAGATCGACGTCCCCGGTGTCGGCCGCCTGATGGTCAAGCAGGCCGAGAGCCTTTCCTTCGATGAAATGGAACAGGACCGATTCCAGGTCCTGTTCGATGGGATCACTGAGCACATCGGCCAGCGCTACACCCACGTGATGCTCGACGACGTGCGCGCCGAGTTCTGGAACATGGCCGGGCAGAACAGGAGGGTTGGGTGATGGACCGATCAGGCAGTCAGCGTGGCCAGGAATTTCTGGATGCGGTCGATGGCGTCGCGGCATTCCGTCTGGGCGAACACCAGCGTCTGGATGAATTTCTCGCTGTCAGTGATAGCCAATGTGCCGTTGCGGAGCAACTCCTGAGCCTCCTCGAACTGGTTGATCGACGTGAATCCCGGGCCGCCAGCGTGGTTATCAAGAAGGTGCATTTCCCCCTCCAAGTCACGCAGGTCATCCGGAACAGAGACGACCTGCATATCTCCAGACTTGGTCGCTCTGCGAAGAGTCTCTGCTTGATCCAGCTGCCTAGTGATCAATCGGTCAAACCGACCGAAGATTCTGTTGGCCCTGACGTGCCTGCCAATCTTGTCTCGACGATCGCGCTCTGCGAGGTCCAGCCTGGAGGCCCTGTGTTGCCACCAAGCGATGATGATCGCTGCGATGATCGCCGCGACGCTGCCCACGGCTTGGACCCACGCTGCCTGAACTTCGGGCTTCATCACGCACCATCCAATCCACTCGCAATCCATGCCATTCCCCTTGGTTACTGGAGGCAAGCATGAAGCGTGGTCGCTCTACCGGCAAGCCGACCCTTGCCCAGCAGCAGCGGATGGATGCCATCACCGAAATCGGCTGCATCGTGGCCCATAGCCTGGGCATCGACTTGGACGACAGGCCTATCCCGGCCGAAGTGCACCACCTGACGGTCGGCGGCAAGCACGGTGCCAAACGACGTGGCCACGATTTCACCATCGGTCTGAATCCGTGGTCCCACCGCGGCGAGCCGTTCGGCGGCATGTCCGCCGCCCGCTGTGAGGAATTGTTCGGTCCGTCGTACGCCCGCCAACCCCGCAAGTTTCGCCAGGAGGTCGGCAGCGACGACTACCTGCTGGACCTCCAGAACACCCTGATCGAGAAGCACATGAAGGAGAAGCGCCAATGGCAAGCCGCCTGACGTTCGGCATTGACCCAGGCCTGACCGGCGCCATTGTGACGCTGCTGGACGGCGAGCCCGGCCCAATGGTCGATATGCCGGTGATGGACGGGGAGGTCGACGCGCGCGCGGTCGCAGCGTTCCTCCGGCAGCAGCGGGACGCCAACCCTGGCGCGCTTATCGCCGTGGCCTTGGAACGGATCCACGCCCGGCCGATGCGCAACGGCGAGGGCAAGGCCATCGAGGGATCTGTGGCCAGGCATAACCTAGCGGAGGGCTTCGGCCAGCTGAAGGCAACCGTGCGGCTGCTGGGCCTGCAGCTGTTGCTGGTCCAGCCATCGGTCTGGAAGCGACGCTTCGACCTGTCGGGGAAGGGCAAGGACGCGGGCCGTTTGCTGGCTATCCAGCGTTTCCCCGCTGCGGCGGTGCAGCTGCAACGGAAGAAGGACAACGGCCGGGCAGACGCGCTGCTGATTGGTCTGTACGGCGACAGCCTGATCAGGGGTGGCGCATGACCACCGCCGAGGCCCGCACCCGTAAGCGATACAACGCCTACCTGCGCCGGCATGGCGTCTGCTCGGTCTGCACCATGCGGGAGCGCGGGAGCAGCCCGGCGCACTGCCAGCGCCGGCCGGACAGGAGGGGGAACTGCGACACCGACGGCCTGCTGCCGGTGTTTCGATTCGATGAGAACGTGTTGAAGGGGATGCGCGATGAATCCTGAGGTGACCCATGGATAAGAAGCAGCTCGAAGCGCGCCTGATTCAGTGGGCGGAAGAGTACGGCGGTGGCCGGTACGAGCACATCGGCTACTCCAGCCGGAACCTGCTTCAGTCCCTGATTGAGCATCAAGGGTTCGTGCCGGGTACCGGTGGCTACCGCGGCATTCTCATCAACACGCCTGGGGACGAAGTCCAATCCGCAGTGCTTGCCATGGAGGCGTATGGCTACATCCGACCCGGTCGGACGCTGCGATGCGAGTACTTCCTGAAGTCGGCGCCACTGGAACTGAAGTTGCAGAACCTGCGGCGCGCGGGGATCGACATTAAGCGGCCGACCTACTACGACTATCTCGCCATCGCAAAGGCATTCGTGATGGGTCAACTTTCGAAGGAGAACGCAGCATGAAGATGCGCGTATACATGATGATCGCCGACGCTTGCTGTGGTGAGAGCTTCTGCAAGATCGGGGTGACCACCGATCTGGCTGCGCGGGTCAGCGCCGTGCAAACCGGCTGCCCGATGCCCATCACCGATGTGGCCTACCTGGACCTGCCCCGTGGTGCTCGGTCAGCTGAGGCCATGTTCCATGACCAGCTTCGCGCCTATCACACACAGGGTGAGTGGTTCCGCATGAACCTGTCTGACCCCGTCCACAAGCAGGCGATGAAGGATGCAACGGCCTTGGTCGTTAAGCACTTCGGCGTGAGCGAGACCCGGTGGAAGCACATGAGCCTCGATGCGATCAGGTCGCTGTGCAAGGTGTTGCGTCTAGACAATGTGGCCTAGAAACTTGGCACCATTCGAGAAGTCCCCCCTGAAGCCCTGGCCAGCGCCGGGGCTTCTGCGTTTCCGGGGCTGCTTTTCCTGCGGGCGTGGGCCAGTGGTCTAAGCCGCCGGGCTCATAACCCGGAAGCCCCCGGTTCGAATCCGGGCCCCGCAACCACCTACGCCCGTCCACCCTCACCGGACCCATTCGCCGAGCCTGCCGGGCTGCGGTGACGGGCACCCTTTCGCCGGAGATCCACCCATGTCACAGCTACCGCTGCCGATGACCGCGGCGCAGTGCCTGCAACACGTGGTTGTTCCGGCCCTGGCACTGCTGGGAGCCGCCCGCTACGACACGCCCGAGGCGCGAGTGATGCTGCTGGCCATTACCGGACAGGAGTCTGGCCTGGCTCACCGCCGGCAGGTTAAGGGTCCGGCCCGTGGCCTCTGGCAGTTCGAACAGGGCGGCGGCGTGCGCGGCGTGCTGAACCACCCGTCGACACGGGCAGCGGCCGCGCTGCTGTGCGGCGCGCGCGGGGTCACTGGGATGCCGGCCGCCGTGTATGCCCGACTGGAGCACGACGACATCCTGGCCGCTGGGTTCGCCCGCCTGCTGTTGTTCACCCTGCCCAAGCGCCTGCCGCCGATCGGCAACGTCTCGGTGGCTTGGGCGCAGTACCTGGATGCCTGGCGTCCCGGCAAACCGCACATCGACCGTTGGCCGAAGAACTACCGCGCCGCGGTTGAGGCGGTGAGGGCGTGACGATGGAAGTCCAGCCGAGCCAGGACGGCCGCACCCGCGTTTCCCTCGGCCCGGTGGAAAAGTGGTTCGTGACCGCTTTCGCCGGATTCATCGTCGCCGGCGGGTACTGGCTGATCAGCTCCATGCAGGCGGTTCTGACCCAGCAGCAGGTGACGAATCAGCAGATGGCCACGGTGCAGCAGCAGCTGCAGACCTTCAACACCCAGCTGGCCGACGTCCCAGCGCTGAAGCTCGAACTGGCCAAGCAGGCCGTGCAGGTCGAGCAAAACAAGCAGGACATCAAGGAGCTGAAGCAGCTCAGGGGGCTGAAGTGAAGGACCGATTCAACTGGCAGGGCGTCGCTGGCCGTGCCAGCACCTGGCTGGCCACCCTCGCTGCCGCCGCAGCCGCTGCACTTGGCGCCTACGCGCTGATGCCGGAGCGGGCGCAGAACCTGTTCCCCGAGTGGGGCCTGATCGTGCTTGGTGGCTTGGCCGTCGGCGGAGCCTTCCTGGTTCCCGTGGCCACCAGTTTCAAGCAGAAAGCCAAGCGCCCGAAGGAGGGCCTGTGAACGACAAGACCATCGAGCATGAAATCCAGGCCAAGGGCCTGAACGCCCCGCGCGTGACGCCGGCACAGGTTGAGGCCGCTATCGTCGGCGAGACCTACACCGTCCTCCCCAACGGCCGCAGCACCGTTTGCCAGCTGACGCTGGACAACGGCTTCACCGTCGAAGGTATCTCGGCCGCCGTGAGCATCGAGAACTTCGATGCCGAGCTGGGCAACAAGATCGCGCGACAGAACGCGGTCAACCAGATCTGGCCGCTGCTGGGCTTCCGCCTGCGCGACCAGCTGAGCAACGGCCGTGCTGATCCCTGACCCGCTGCGGCCTTACTTTGGCCTGATCCGCGTGGGGCTATGGATTGCGGCAGTCGGCGCGGTCCTGCTGATGGGTGCTCGGGTCGGGTCGGACTACCGAGCGAAGAAGGACCAGGCCCTGATCGCTGCCTCCGAGAAGCAGCGCGACAAGGCCCAAGCCAGCTCCGACGAGAACCTGCGCGCGGCCAACGCCTGCGGCCTGCTGCTGCAGGAGGTGAACCGGCAGACTCAGTTGGCCATCGATGAATCCGCCCGCCAGCAGCAGGCAGCCAAGGAGGCCGCACGTGTGGCCGAGGCAGCCGCAGCCCAGAGCCAGCGCCGCGCGACCCAAGCCGAGCAGGCCCTGCAGGCGGCCAAGAACCAGCCGGGATGCCGGCAGCAGTTGGAGCAGAACCTATGCGACGCCATTCCGTTGCTGTGATACTGGCTGCCGCCCTGCCACTGTGCGGGTTCGGCAGCTGCAGCAAGACCGAGAAGCCTGACCTGCCCAAGGTGGTGTATGTCCCTGTCGAGCGCACGGTGGCCGTGCCGGCGGCCCTGACCTCCCGCTGCCCGGCGAAACGCGCCACCTCGCGCACCGTGGAAGCCGTCGTCGCTGCATACAACGCCAACCTCCTGACTCTGGAGGACTGCGATAGCCGAATGATCGCTATTGAGAAGCTGGCCCCGGCCGGCGACCAGAAGCAGGTGGAGCCATGAGCATTGGTTGGCCGCAAGCGATCTACCTTCTATTGGTCCTGATAGGGCTTGGCGCTGAGATTGAAAGGCACGGTGAACTGAAGAAGCCAGCACGTCACAACGCGGTGACTAGTTTCATCGCTGCGATGCTGATCGGCTTGTTGTTGTACTGGGGTGGGTTCTTTGACGGGGCGTCAGCATGAGTCTGTCGGACCGCTTGCGCCGCATCGAACTGAGGCAGGAGGAGCAGAGCAGGAAGCTGGACGCCCTGATTGAGGCGCTGGCCGCCGAGGGTGAGGAAGAGCACGACCAGCCAGCCCGCAGCCTCGACGGTGAAGTAGTGCCGGGCGAGCGCGACCAGTCGCAGAGTCTCGGCTGATGGCGAGGGTGACCACGCTGGCACCGCGCATCGCCGGCGCACCCAGCAGGTTGAAGCCCACAGCACCGGTGGCACCCAACTACGGGAAGGGCAGGGGCGGCAGGCCCTGGCGCAGGAAGCGCGACGGAGTGATGCGGCGGGACCAGTACCTGTGCCAGCCCTGCAAGCAGCAGGGGCGCATCACCGAAGCCACAGAGGTGGACCACATCGTCAACGTGGCCGAGGGAGGCAGCGACGACGAGACGAACCTGCAGGCGATCTGCACCGAATGCCATGGGGTGAAGACCCAGGCAGAGGCAAGGCGAGGTGCGGCACGACGTTGAACCGACCGCGTGGAACCAAGCGCGACGCGACGACTGTTTCACATCGGTGGGAATAGCCCGGGGGGAGGGGGAAAACTTCATGCCCTTTGCCACGGACACCCGCCGCCCACTCATTCAGAGGTTTTTTTCTCGGCCGGAATTTAAGGCTGAGGGCCATTTATGCGCAAAAACACGAAACCCGGCCGCCCGGCGTTCAAGGCCACCGCGGTGCAGCGCCGGCTGGTGACCAACGCAGCGGCCAGCGGCATGACGCACCAGGAGATATCGATCGCGCTGGGGATCTCTCGGAACACCTTGGAGAAGTACTTCGAAAAGGAGATCTCGGCAGCCGCACTGCGCCGGCGAATGGAGGTGATGGACGCCATGGCGAGGACGGCACTTAAGGGCAACGTGGCTGCCCAGAAAGCGTTCCTTGCGCAGGTGCCCACGCTGGCTGCGCCCCCGGTGCCGCAGGAGAAGCCGGTGGGCAAGAAAGAGAAGGCCAACGCGGATGCGGTCGGTGCGGAGACCGGTACCGGCTGGGAAGGTCTGCTGGGCAACAACGTCACCCCCATCTCCCGGGCTGCCAAGTAAGTGAGCTGGGACCTTTCCTGTCGGGACTGGTGGGGCAAGCTGCAGGCCGGCCAGCTGCCGGTCGCGCAGCTGCCCCTATGGACCCAACAGGCGGAACGCGCGGCAGCCATTCTGGGCAGGCTTCGTCTGGCGGACGTGCCTGGCACGCCCACCGTGGCGGAGGCCGGCGGCGAGTGGTTCCAGGACGTGGCACGCAACATGTTCGGCTCGGTGAACCCGGAGAACGGAGACCGCGAGATTCGCGACCTATTCGCACTGGTACCTAAGAAGAACGCCAAGACGACATTTGGGGCGCTGGGCATGGTGACGGCCACGCTGATGAACCAGCGCCCACGTGCCACGTTCCTGATGACGGCACCGGTGCAGGACACGGCACAGCTGGCGTTCGACGCTGCGGCCGGTGCCATCGAGCTGGACCCGGTGCTGGATGCCAAGTTCCACATCCGCCACCACCTGAAGACGATCATCCACCGCGAGACGAAGGCCTCGCTGGAGATCATGACGTTTGACCCTGCGGTGTTGACCGGCGTGAAGGTGTCGGGCGGGGCGCTGATCGACGAGCTGCACGTGTGCGCAAAGAAGGCCAAGGCCGCCCAGGCGCTGCGTCAGATCCGCGGCGGCATGGTGCCCTACCCGGAAGCGTTCCTGTGGTTCATCACGACGCAGAGCGACGAGCAGCCGGTCGGCGTGTTCGCCGATGAGCTGCAGAAGGCTCGGGACATCCGCGACGGAAAGCGGGTGGGCAAGATGCTGCCGGTGCTGTTCGAGTTCCCGCAGGAGATACAGGAGTCGAAGGACCAGCAGTGGAAGGACCCGCAGCTGTGGCCGCTGCTGAACCCGAACATCGGCCGGGCCATGACGCTGGAGCGCATGGTGGAAGAGTTCGACGACGCAGTGGGCACCAGTGAGGCCGAGCTGCGGAGCTGGGCGTCGCAGCACCTCAACGTGCAGATCGGGGTGGCTCTGCACCAGGGCAGCTGGGCAGGCGCCGAGTTCTGGGAGGCGCAGGCGGACAAGCGGATTACCTTGGACGGGATGATCAGCGGTTGCGACGCGATCACGGTCGGCATCGATGGCGGCGGCCTAGACGACCTGCTCGGCCTGTCGTTCTGCGGCAGGGACAAGCACACGAAGCGGAAGCTACTGCTGAGCCGGGCATTCGCTCATCCCAAGGCGCTAAAGCGCCGGAAGAGCGAAGAGGCCCGCTACACCGACTTCATCGCAGACGGTCATCTGGTGGTGGGCGCTGACGGTGAAGAAGGCGCGACTGACCTACGTGACATGGCCGCGATGGTTAAGCGTGTGGACAAGGCCAGGCTGCTGGCCGGCATCGGCGTCGATCCCTCGGGCCTGGGTACCGTGCTGGACGCCCTGGCCGCCGAGAAGATCGATGCTGAGCTGATCGTGGGCATCCGGCAGGGCTGGCAGCTGACGGGCACCTGCAAGGTATTCGAGCGTTGGCTGGCCGATGGCCTGCTTACGCATGACGGCTCGCGGCTGATGGATTGGTGCGTGGGCAATGCCAAGGTCGAGGCGTCGAAGAACGCCCTGTATGTGACCAAGGCAGCCAGCGGGATAGGGAAGATCGACCCCCTGATGGCGGCGATGAATGCCGTGGAGCTGATGTCTCGGAACCCCGAGCCGAAGAACAAGAAACTCGTCCTCATGACCGTGGGTGGAAGCCGATGAAGAATGAAAACCGCGCCTACAGCTTGCTGGAGGTGAAGGACTACGACGACGACCAGCAGATCATCACCGGCTGGGCGACCACACCGGAACCCGACCGCTATGGCGACGTCGTCGAGCCCCTGGGCGCCAAGTTCGCGGCCGAGCTTCCGCTGCTGTGGCAGCACCGCCACGACAGCCCGGTGGGCATCGTGAAGTTCGGCAAGCCGACGGCCAAGGGCATCCCGTTCACGGCGAGCGTGGCGAAGATCGCTACTGCTGGCGCCTTGAAGGACCTCTGTGATCTGGCCTGGCAGTCGGTGAAGGAGAAGCTGGTGCGCGGCGTGTCGATCGGCTTCCGGGCGCTGGAGTACAGCTACATGGATGGCGGCGGTATCCGGTTCACCGAGACCGAGATCTACGAGCTTTCCCTGGTCACCATCCCGGCCAACGCCGCGGCGACCATCCAGACGATCAAGGCCATGGACACCGCCGGCGGACGCCGCTCGGCGAACTACGGCGTCCCCCTCATCCAGCGCCAGGCGGCCAAGGTCGAACGACCGGCTGGCGGCGCGGTGAAGTTGCTGCACTGAAGCATCGGGCCGCATGGCCCTGCGGGGTGGAACCCGCATCCCATCATTTGCAGGCACTGCCCGGCGTGGAACCCGGGCCGAACGGCTGCGCCACAAGGAAACTGACATGACCCTCGCAGAACAGCTGGAAGCCCTCCGCGCAACCCGCGCCGAGCTGGAAAAGAAGCTCAGCACCGTCGTCGAGAAGTCGATGGCCGAGAAGCGCTCGATGAACACCGCCGAGCAGGAAGAGTTCGACGGCATCGGCGAACAGATCAAGAACCTGGACGGTGACATCGAACGCTTCGATAAGCTGCTGGCGATCCAGGCCAAGTCGGCCAAGCCGGTCGGTCCCATCGCCGACGAGAACGGCAACCGCGTCGGTGGCGGCGAAGGCCGTGCCCTGGATCCGGTCCAGGTGAAGAACACCCAGAAGTTGGAGAAGGGCATCGAGTTCGCTCGCTACGCCATGTGCCAGCTGAAGGCCAAGGGCAATGCCGAAAAGGCGTTCCGCCTCGCCGAGCGCCATTTCCCGGAAAGCGAGCGCGTGGTGCGCACGCTGAAGGCCCAGGCCGAGGGCGCTGACCTCGAACTGATCATGAAGGCGACGATCGAAGCCGGTACCACGCTGGATCCGACCTTCGCTGCGCCGCTGGTGGACTACCAGAACTTCGCTGGCGACTTCGTCGAGTTCCAGCGCCCGCGGGGCATCATCGGCCAGTTCGGTCAGGGCAACATCCCGGCGCTGAACAGCATCCCATTCAACGTGCGCATCGCCGGCCAGACCAGCGGCGGCAGCGCCGGCTGGGTGGGTGAGGGCGCCCCGAAGCCGCTCACCGCGTTCGATTTCAACGCGACCGAGCTGCGCTGGGCGAAGGTCGCTGCAATCTCGGTTCTGACCAACGAGCTGATCCGCTTCTCCAGCCCGTCGGCCGAGCGACTGGTTCGCGATGCGCTGGCCGCTGCCGTGAATGAGCGTCTGGACATCGACTTCGTCAACCCGGCGAAGGCTGCCGTGGCCAATGTGTCCCCGGCATCGATCACCAACGGCGCGACCGCGATTCCTTCCTCGGGCAATGATGCCGACGCCATCCGTGCGGACCTGAAGGCGCTGTGGGCACCGTTCATCGCGGCGCGCAATCCGCCGCGCAGCGCGGTGTACATCATGGACAGCACCACCGCGCTGGCCCTGAGCCTGATGCTCAACCCGCTGGGTCAGCTGGAGTTCCCGGGCATCACCATGAACGGCGGCACCTTCAACGGTGTGCCGGTGATCGTGTCCGACTACCTGCCGGTCACCAGCGATGGCGGCATCGTGGTGCTGGTCAACGCATCCGACATCTGGCTGGCGGACGACGGCCAGGTCACGGTCGACGCATCGCAGGAAGCTTCGCTGCAGATGCTGGACAACCCGACCAACAACTCGGCAAGCGGCACGCCGACCACCATGGTCTCGATGTTCCAGACCAACAGCACGGCCTTCCGCGCAGAGCGCTACATCAACTGGGCACGGCGTCGCGCATCCGGCGTTGCCTACCTGACCGGCGTGAGCTGGGGCGGCGCGTAATCAACGGCGATCGGCGGCGGTGGGGGCTTCGGCCCCTGCCGCTTTCGTGCGTTCACAGGACCAGGTGAGGACATCATGACCAAGGTCGAGATCGAGAAGCGTGGCAGGGTGGCGAAAGTCCACCCGCGAGTGGCCGACATGCTGGTGCAGCGCCATGGGTATCTGCGCCGCGACATGCAGGCGCAGCAGCCGGCCGGCCCGACGCCGGAAGAGCTGGCAGCAGCGCAGCAGAAGGCTGCGGAAGCCAGGGCACGGAAGGCTGCCGAGGCCGCTGCCAAGAAGGCGGCGAAGAAAGCCGAAGCGCAGCAGAAGGCTGCGGAAGCCAAGGGCAAAGACTGATGACCGGATTCTCGCCCCGCGAACTGGCCACTGCGATGGGCGTTCGCCAGCATGGCGTCGAGTACCTGCGGAGCCTGTCGCCGGTCGACGCGCGGCCGGGGCGAGAGGGCTGGCACTCGCTGACCGTGCGCGAGCCGTTCTCCGGCGCATGGCAGCAGAACAAGGAAGAGCGGCACAGTACGATCCTTTGCTACCCGACCCTATACGCGTGCCTCAACCGCATCGCTTCCGACATCGGTAAGCTGCCGTTCGTGTTGAAGTCTGAGGACGAGAATGGGATCTGGCGGGTCGAAAGGAACAACACGGCGTACTGGCCCGTCCTGCGCAAGCCGAACAACTACCAGATTGCGCAGCAGTTCCGCGCCGCCTGGATGTTGTCCAAGCTGATCCAGGGCAACACCTACGTGCTGAAGGGCCGCGATGAGCGCCGCGTCGTCAACCGGCTCTGGGTGCTCGATCCCTGCAGCGTGCAGCCCATGGTGTCCGACAGCGGCGAGGTCTTCTACCAGCTCAACTACAGCGCCTGCGAGAACCTACTGCCGAAGAACTACCCAGGCACGCAGCTAATCGTGCCGGCCACCGAGATCATTCACGATCGGATGAACTGCTTCCATCACCAACTGATCGGCGTGCCGCCGCTCTGCGCGGCGCACTGGCCGGCGGTGAAGAACCTGAAGATTCTGAAGGACTCGACCACTTTCTTCTCCAATGGCGCCAATCCGGGCGGCATCCTGACCGCACCGGCTGGCATGTCCGACGAGGACGCGCAGGAAGTGAAGGACTACTGGAACAGCAGTTTCCAAGGCTCCAACGCGGGCAAAGTGGCGGTGGTAGGCGCCGACATGAAGTTCACCCCGTTTGCCTTCAAGGCGGCGGATTCGCAGTTGGTCGAGCAGATGCGCTACTCCGACGAGCAGGTGTGCCAGCCGTTCGGCATCCCGCCATTCAAGATCGGCATCGGCTCCCTCCCTGCTGGCATGAAGGTCGACGACATCAACCAGCTGTACTACTCGGATGCGCTGCAGGCGCACATCGAGGGCATCGAGGAACTTCTGGATGAGGGTCTGGGCATCTCCCGTCCGATGGGCGTGGAGCTGGATCTGGAGCCATTGCTGCGGATGGACGTGGGCAAGCAGGCGGAAGTGCACACCAAGCTGACCAGTGGCGGCATCGAGACGCCGAATGAAGGCCGGCTGGCGTTCAACCTTCCGCCGCTGGAAGGTGGCGACACGGTCTACATGCAGCAGCAGGACTTTCCGCTCGACCAGGTCCGGCAGAACAGGATCACCGCCGAGCCTGAGGCCGCACCGGTGGCACCGTCCGCCGAGGCCGACGACACGCCGCCTGACGACAGCGACGAGCTGCGCGCGCTGCAGCAGGAGAATTTCATCATGAAGGCCCTTCACGCCGCGCGAGCCGAGGTACTCCGCAATGACTGACCCCATCGACTTCGGCAAGGAGATCGGCGGCTTGATCCGTGAGGCGATCGAGCCGGTGAAGCGTGAGCTGGAAGAGCTGCGCGAGCGGGCTCCGGAGAAGGGCGACCCCGGCCAGGACGCCGAGCCGGTGGACGTCGATGCGCTGGCCGATCTGGTGGTGGCGAAGCTGCTCGAGTCGCCGCGCCTGCTTACCCTGGTCGACGTGGCCACCGCTGATGCCGTTGCCAAGCACTTCGAAGCCAACCCGGTGCAGCACGGCCGAGACGCCGACCCCGCAGTGATCGAGGCAACGGTGAAGGCCGCTGTCGATGCGCTGCCAGCGCCGAAGGATGGCCGAAACGCTGATCCGGTCACCGAGCAGCAGCTGGCTGCGGCGGTGGCCAAGCACCTGACCGAGAACCCGCCGCAGGCCGGCGCCGACGGTGTCGGCCTGGCTGGCGCCATGATCGATCGCGCCGGCGAGCTGGTGATCACAACCACGAAGGGCGAGGCGATCAGGCTGGGCAAGGTCGTTGGTGAGGATGGCCAGGACGGCCTCAGCTTCGAGACAGCCTCCGGCGACTACGACGCCGAGCGTGGCTTCGTCATCACGCTGGGGGCCGGCGACCGCCGAAAGGAGTTCGTGCTGCCCTACATGGTGCACCGCGGCTTCTGGCGCGAAGGCCTGGGCGTGAAGGCGGGCGAATCCATCACCCACGACGGCGCCCTTTGGATCGCCAAGCGGAGCAACGCGTCGAAGCCCTGCCTCGAGAACGACCAGGACTGGGCGCTGGGTGCACGCAAGGGTCGCGACGGTAAGGACGGCAAGAGCGTGCGCGTTCCGGCTGAGCCCGTGCAGCTGGGTGGCAGCCATGCGTGAGTTCATCACCCGGGCGGATGCCCGCGAGCAGATGCGCATCGACAGTGACGCCGATGACCGCTGGCTGGCGCTATGGATTCCAATCGTGTCCGCGGCGGTGGCGGCTTGGCTGAAGGAGGAATGGCGGCTGTATGAGCTGCAGCGAGATTCGGCCGGGAAACTGGTGCGCGACAGCGCCGGTCGGCCTGTCCCGGCCGAGGACAGCAACGGTGAGCCGGTCCTGCACCCTTCGGTGATCGCCGCGACGCTGCTGGAGCTGGCCTCGCAGTACCGCTTCCGCGAAGGCGAGGGTGACAACGTGGTGCCGGCCGATGCTGGCCACGGCTACGTTCTGTCGAAGGCCGCCACCGCACAGCTGGCGCCGCTGCGCCGCACGACGGTGGCCTGATGAGCAACGTTGCCAGCGGAACCCTGCGGCACCGGGTGCTGATCCAGCAGCAGGTGACGACCAGGGACAGCGATGGTATCGAGCAGACGGCGTGGGTCGACGTGGCCACCGTATGGGCGTCTGTTGAGCCGCTGTCCGCCCGAGAGTTCATCCAGTCCGGGCAGACGCAATCGGCGGTCACGGCACGCATCACCATGCGCTACCGCGACGGTCTGCTGCCGTCGATGCGCCTGGTCCATCGCGGCGAGGTCTTCAACATTGCCGGCCTGCTGCCGGACAAGGCATCGGGACTGGAGTACATCACCATTCCCGTCGCGGCCGGGGTCAACGACGGCCAATGATCGAGATCGACCTTCTTGGACCAGGCCCGAGCGCATCGGCAAGCCTGGCCGAGCGCCTGCGCGGGCGCCGCGTCGGCGTAGTGGGCAATGCCTTTGAGCTGGCGCCGTGGGCGGAGTTCCTGGCGGCCAGCGATCGGCAGTGGTGGGACAAGTACCCGGAGGCGCGGCAGTTCGCTGGAGCGCGCTACAGCAGCCACCGGATCGGCGGAGTGATCCAGCTGCCCGGGGCACTGACCAACTGGAACAGCGGCGTGTTGGCGCTGGCGGTTGCCGCCCACCTGGGCGCGACGCTGGTTCGCCTGCACGGCTTTGATATGCACGGCAGCCACTTCTTCGGGCCGTACTCCAACGGCCTGACCAACACGGCGCCGCACCGCCGCGAGATCCACAAGCGACAGTTCGCCCTGTGGGCGAGCCAGAACCCCCTCGTCCGCGTCGTGAACTGCACGGCCGGCTCAGCGCTCAGGTGCTTCGATTTCGATGAACAGACTGCCGCTTAACTCGGTGCGCGGGCGCATCCGCGCGTACATCGAGCGCCATGCCGGCGCCCTGGGAGATGACGTGCTGGAGGTCGGCAGCCGCATCCATGACCCGGCAGCTTGGTGGTGCACCAACCGTGACCTCGCCAATGGGCAGTGGACCGGCATCGACATGCAGGCTGGCGAGGGCGTCGACCAGGTTGCCGACATCCATGACCTGCCGGCGGAATGGTCCAGGCGCTTCAGCGGCATCGTGTGCTCCGAAGTGCTGGAGCACGTGGCCCGGCCTTGGCTGGCACTGCCGGAGCTTCGCCGGGTGCTGCAGCCCGGTGGCCTGCTGGTGATTACCACGCTGTTCGCGTTCCCGGAGCACGGTTACCCAGACGACTACTACCGCTACAGCCAGAGCGGCCTTCGGCTCCTGCTGGCCGATGCCGGATTCGGCGACATCGCGACCGAGTATGCCGGCGAGGTCCCGATCGAACTTAACGACCATGGTGAACGCGGCGTGGCCCGCCGGCGGCTGCCGATGCATACCTTCGCGGTGGCGCGATGCTGACGCTGCTCACGGCCACCGGTGCCCGGCCGGCTGCCTGGGCGCTGTGTGAACGTTGGATGGCCCGACAGGACTACGCCGGCCCCGTCCGCTGGATCATCGTGGACGACGGCACGGATCCGCAGCCGGTGACCTTCCGGCGCGACGGATGGCAACTGGTGCTGGTGCGCCCATCGCCACACTGGGCACCCGGGCAGAACACGCAGGCTCGCAACCTGCTGAAGGGGCTGGCAGCGGTTGGTCCTGAAGAGCGGCTGGTGATCATCGAGGACGACGACTGGTATGCGCCTGACTGGCTGACCACAGTTGCCGCCGAGCTGGAGCATGCCGAGCTGGTGGGCGAGCACCGCGCTCGCTACTACAACGTGGCTCAGCGGCGCGGCCGGCAGTTGGCCAACACCGGTCACGCCAGCCTGTGCAGCACCGCGATGCGTGGTGCGGCGCTCCGCGATTTCGCCGACGCCTGCCGATCACGGCCGAAGTTCATCGACCTGGAGCTGTGGCGCCGCCCGCGTGGCCGCCGGCTATTCGGTGGCCACCGTGTCGTGGGCATCAAGGGTCTGCCGGGTCGCGGTGGCATAGGGATGGGGCATGACCCGGATTTCAATGGTGAAGCTGATCCCTGTGGTGCCTTGCTGAGGAACTGGGTCGGTGAGGACGCAGAGGTGTACCTGTGAAGGTCGAACTTCAGATCCACGGGCTCGATGGCGTTCTGTCTACGCTGGAGGCGTTGCCAGCGGAGGTTGTGAGCAAGAGGGGCGGCCCAGTGAAGCTGGCCCTGGCGAAGGGTGCACGCCTGCTCCGGGATCAAGCCAAGGACAATTTCCGGCGCTCTGTGGCACAGGGCGGGGCGGACAGCACAGAGACCACGGTCGAGAACATCGTCGCCAGCCGTGGCAAGGCCCCTGTTGGAACAAAGGGGGAGCGTCAGCTTGTGCGGGTCAAACGACGCAGCTACATCAACGCCAAGGGCGCCAAGACGACGACGCTGCGGGCGGCGCAGTTGATGGAGTACGGATCCGCAACGCAGCCCGCCCGGCCTTGGCTGCGCCCCGCCGTGCAGCGTCGAGGGAGCCAGATTATTGATGTGGTCAGCGAAGACCTGCTGAAGAGGCTCGACCAGATCACCAAGCGCCTGGCCGCGCAGAACGGAGGGCGACGCTGATGTTCCCAAAGGTGTATCGAACCATTCGCACCGCGGCGGTGTCGGCGATCGTCGACGACCGCATCGGGCGGCACGGTGAGGTAGCTCAGACCGAGACCCGCCCCTACATCGCCTGGCAGATCGTTACCGGTTCGGCCTTTGACAACCTGAGCGCGGCTCCAGGCGGCGATTTCACCACTGTGCAGATCGACTGCTACCACGCGACCGACGCAGGCGTAGAGCAGCTGGCAAAGGCCGTTCGCGCCGCGCTGGATGGCGTGCTGATCGTCAACCGCGTCGTCATCAACAACCGCGACCCAGATACCAAGCTGTACCGCGTCGGCGTCGAAGCCGACTTCATAGACCAGCGCTGACTGCTGGTCATCCGTAATGCCGCCCTCGCGCGGCCCTTCAGAGGAAACTGCCATGACCGAGGGCGTCGTCAAGACCCAGGGCACCCATCTGTTTTTCGTCAACCCGAACGCGGCCGGTGGCCCGGCGATCGTGAAGTTCGCCTGCCCCACCGGCACGAATGGTCTGGGTGGCCCTGCCGACCAGATCGAAGACACCTGCCTGGACGCAACCACGGACAAGACGTTCCAGCGAGGCCTTGGAAACCCGGGCCAGGTAACCATCCCGTTCAACTACATCCCCAGCGATGCATCTCACGATGCGCTGTTCAAGCTGAAGGACACCGGCGAGAACGTGAGCTGGTACATCGGCCTGAGCGATGGCACTGCTGCGCCCACTCTCGACACCGAAGATGAGTTGGTTCCGCCGCTGGCCACCGCTCGCTCGGGGTTCCTGTTCACCGGCTACATCGCTGATGTGAACATCGACATCGCCACCAACGAGATCGTGCGGGGCACGGTCACAGTCCAGCGCAGCGGCGGCGTAACCCGCTACGGCAAGCCGCTGGCCTGATCCCATCTAAGCGCCCGGCGCCCTAACGGCGCCGTGGCGAGCCATCCCTACGGAACCACCCCTCATGACCGAGACCAACAAAACTGCAGCGCCGCTGCTGGACCCCTCGCTTTTCATCTCCGACGACGTGCATGAGCGCGAGGTCAAGCTTGCCGACGGCAGCAAGCACACGTTCTACATCCGCGAGCAGGAGGCGGGCGTGCTGCGCGGGTTCTTCGCGGGCCAGGCCAGTGAAGACCCGGACAAGCAGGCTGAATCAATGGCTCGCCTCATTGCCAAGGCGATATGCACCCCCGATGGCAAGCCAGCTCTGGCGCTGCCGCAGGCCAAGAAACTGAAGTTCGCCGTTCAGATTGCCCTGACCAAGGCCATCAGCGAGGTGCACAGTTACCAGGGAAAGGAGAGCTCGCCCGCCGAGGAAGCGGAGAGTGGTTCCGATACCAGCTCGCCCTGAGCCTCGGGAAGACCCTCGGCGAGATCGACTCAATGCCAGGCGCTGAGCTGAATGGTTGGCGCGCCTTCTACGAGCTGTATCCCTTCGACGATCTGCACCGGTTCCACCGGCCGGCTGCAGTGATCGGAACCGCTTTCGGCGGCAAGTACGAAAGCATCATCGGATTCCTCGCTCCGAGCCCGGACGACCCGGTGCTGAGCGACGCCGATCGCGATGTATCCAAGGCCCTCGGCTTCTAACCTGACTGGACCCCACCATGGCCACTGCCGGCTCAATCGTTGTCGACCTACTGATGCGCACGGGGTCGTTCGAGACCGACACCAACCGCGCGTCCAAGCAGATGAAGAAGCTGGGCAAGGATGCCGGGGACACTGCTGCCGACATCGGGCGTGCCTTTGGGCTAATCGGCGGAACCATTGCTGGTGGATTGGCCACGGCCGGCACGGCCGTTCTGGGTTGGACCCGGCAGCTGGTCGATGCATCGGCGGAACTGGAGAAGTTCTCCCGTCTGTCCGGCACCAACGAGCAGGTGTTCCAGCGCATGGCTGCTGGCGCGGCCACCGTTGGCATCCAGCAGGACAAGCTCGCTGACATCTTCAAGGACACTCAGGACAAGCTGGGTGATTTCCTGCAGACCGGCGGCGGCGCGATGAAGGACTTCTTCGAGCAGATCGCACCGCGCATCGGGTTGACCGCGAAGGAGCTGCAACACCTGAGCGGGCCGGAGGTGCTGCAGCGCTACTACAGCGCGTTGGAGCAGGCCGGCGCGAGCCAGGCCGAGATGGTCTTCTACATGGAGGCGATCGCCAGCGACTCGTCGATGCTTGCGCCGCTGCTGGCGCGGAACGGCGAGGGCTTCCGGAAGTGGGGCGATGAGGCGCAGCGCCTTGGGGCCGTGCTTGATGCAGACACGCTGGCTGCTATGAAGGAGGTCAAGGAGCAGTCCAACCTGATCCAGCTTGCTTTCCAGGGCTTGAAGAACGAGGTGGCGGCCGAGTTGCTGCCGCAGTTCAAGGAGTTGACGGCGTTTCTCGGATCAGACCAGACCAAGAGCGCCTTTGTCACCATTACAAAGTGGGTGGGCGACCTGGCGGCCGAGATGGCCAATGGTGCGGTACTGATCGTCAACTTCATCGACAAGGTGAACCAGATCCGCAAGCTCGATGCGGGCGGGGCTGTAGCGGACGCTGGCGAGGAAGCGCTGAACACCCGCATGGCTAGGCTCACGGACAGAATAAATTACATCAAGAAGAACGATCGGGGGCTGTTCGGGCTGCCACTAACGGACAACCAGGAAGAAGCGCGCCTGAAGCGAATCAATGATCTTCAGCAGGAACGCTTGGAGATTCAGCGAGAGCTGACGAAGCGCTATCGCTCAGATGCGGCCGGCGAGAACTTCAAGGGAGTTACGGGATCCGTCGACAGTACCGCGCGGATCCCGGGCAGCGGGCCAGCGGCCGCTGCGGGCGGTTCTGGTGGGTCGGACCGACGCGTGGGTGCGTTGGCCAAAGAGAAGTCGATGCTGGAGCAGATCCAAGAGGACTACGACGCCCTCTACAGTGCTGGCAACAGTCGCGCCGACGACCAGATCGCAAAGCTGGAACGCGAGATCGCCCTGCATGGTGACCTCAGCGAATCGGCAAAGCTGAACTACGATATCCAGGCAAACGCCTACGGAGCGCTGAGCGAGGCTCAGGCGGAAACACTTCGCAATCTTGCTGCGGTAAAGGATGCGCAGGACGATTTCGCCGCGCTCTATGGGGATGGGCTGCAGGACCTGGCCAGCAGAACCCAGGACGCGAACAGCCAGATGAGCACCTTTGCGGATCAGGCTGCGCGGAACATGCAGGACGCATTCGCCGACTTCCTGTTCGATCCGTTCTCGGAGGGCCTGGGCGGGATGGTTCAGAGCTTCGCCAAGACGCTGCAGAAGATGGCGGCCCAGGCGGCGGCTTCGCAGATCTTCCAGATGATCGGCAGCTGGGCCAGCGGCTACAGCGGGACAGGGTCGAGCTGGATCAACGCGGTCGGCAGCGCAATCGGTGGGATGGCTGGTGGCCGCGCCGGTGGCGGCCCGGTTGCCGCCGGCAGCATGTACCGCGTGGGCGAGGGCGGTCGGCCTGAACTATTCGACCAAGGCGGGAAGACCTACCTGATCCCCGGCGACGCCGGTTCGGTTCGTCCGATCACCGCAGGTATGCCAGCTTCAGCCATTGGAGGCGGTGGCGGGATCACCAACAACTTCAACACCACGATGAACATCTCGTCCGATGGCACCAGCACGACCCAACAGGGCGATGGCAGCGAGGACGCTCGCAGGCTCAATCAGTTCTTCACTTCCAAGATGAACGAGTGGGCCACCCAACAGTCGCGGCCCGGCGGCCTCTTCCATCAGATGAGGGTGAGCAATGGCTGAGGTCTTCACCTGGTGCGTGCGCACCGAAATCACCGGCACCGGTGATTTCCTGACGCGCGAGGCGAGATTTGGCGACGGCTACCGGCAGACCGCTGCTGATGGCCTGAACAACGAGACCCAGCAGTGGCCGATTTCCATCGTAGGCAAGGAATCGAAGGTAGGACCTGCGCTGGCCTTCCTGCGCGCCCGCAAGGGTGCGGTGTCCTTCCTGTGGACGCCACCGCTTGGCGTGCAGGGCCTGTACCTGTGCAAGACCTACAACCTCATTCCCCATGGCAATGGCGTGTTCACGCTGAATGCCACTTTCGAACAAACGTTCCAGCCGTAAGGATTGCTCATGGCACAGCAGATTATCGACACCACAACCGATCATGGGACCTACAAGGGCGATCCGGCAAAGGTTGCCTTCGGCAAGGTGAACGACAATTTCAGTCAGTTGATGGCTCAGCAGGCAGCTGCTCGCGTCCTGGCGTCGCCGCCAAGTGCTGACGGACTTCCCACCTACCGCGCCTTGGACATGCTCCACATGCCGAGCGCAGTCCGTGATGCAATCGCCTCTCTGAAAAGCGGTGCGAAGGCGGACATCCTGGGCACCGTGGCGCAGTCGGGCGGCGTTCCTACCGGCGCCATCATGGAGGCGGGCAGCAATGCGAATGGGCAGTACTTCAGGTTTGCCAGCGGCCTGCAGATATGTAGCCGCCTTGTCGGGAACAGCAACATCGGGGCTGGCGGGACATTGGCCAGCGGCACGCTCACGTTTGCGGCAGCATTCAGTGGCGCCCCGCTGGCGTTCATTCACGTCAATGCGTCCTTTCCCTACCTTCTCACACAAAACTGTGAGCCCGGCGTGTCGCAAACGAGCTTCGCGTACTCGATCAAGAATGGACACAGTCAGAGTCTGTCGGTATATCACGGGTATGTAGCGCTCGGGAGGTGGTTCTAATGCGCGTGACTTTGATCCCACAGCGCTCAGACGCCGAGCTTCACGCATCATGGGAAGGAGATCAGCTCACCATAAACGGTGAGATCTTCGACTTTGCACAGCTGCAGGAAGGAAGCGAGCTGCCGCCCGGCTCAGTGTCTACGCCATTTGTTGCGGGGCCGGTCCGCCGTAAGGATGGAGCTATCGAATTAGCTTTGGTTGTTCCCTATGGAATGGGTGAAGAGCCGATTCAACGATTCGTGGATGCAGAAGTAGGAGGCACGGGCCAGTGAACAATATTGACTTCTCAAAGGTAATCACGCCAGCCGACCGCCTTCGCAGCGAGTACAAGCAGATCGAGGCCGGTGTGGATGCCTGGCTGGACACAACCGTAAAGGCGCGCGGCTATGGAAGTATGACCAGCTGCGTCAGCTATGCGGGCGACCCAGATCCTGCGTTTGACCTCGAAGGAACGGCGGCCCGGGCATGGCGTAGCGCGGTTTACCGTCGGTTGTACGAACTGCAGGACGAGCAGCCTGTCGGCATCCACACCTTGTCCCAGATTATTCCCTTGCTACCGCAGCCACAGGACTTTGGATGGCCCATGGAGCCGTTGGACGAGGAAGCCGCATCGTGATCACCGCCGACGCCCAGCAACTAGAGCCCGGTGGGCGCATCACGCTGTTCGAACTGGACGCCAGCAGCTTCGGCGCTGATCAGCTGTTCTTCCACGCGCACCTACAGTCGGGCGTGATCTGGTGGCAGGGCCAGGAATACGGGCCATGGCCGATCGAAGCGACCGGGTTTTCCCGGACCAGCGATCAGCCACCGAACCCCAGACTGAAGGTCAGCAACATCGATGGCCGGATCACCGCTCTCTGCCTGCTGTTCGACGACCTGGTGGGCGCGCGCGTGATTCGCCGGCAGACGCTGGCCAAGTACCTCGACGCGGCGAACTTCCCCGAAGGCAACCCCACGGCCGACCCAGGTGAGCACTTCCAGGACGAGATCTGGTTCATCGAGCGCAAGATCTCCGAGACGAAGGAAACGGTCGAGTTCGAGCTGACCACAGCGATCGACCTCAACGGCGAGCAGCTTCCCGGCCGCCAGGTCATCGCCGGCGTCTGCGGCTGGCTGATCCGGGGCAGCTACCGCGGCCCCTACTGCGGCTACAACGGCCCGGCCGTGGCCGACGCCAACGACGTGCCCACCACCGACCCTGCGCGTGACCAGTGCGGCGGCAGGGTGAACAGCTGCAAGCTGCGCTTTGGTGCCGATAAACCGCTGCCCTACGGCGGATTCCCGGCTGCCGGCCTGCTGCGTACCTGACCTATCGGCAATGGCCGTGTCCCATAGCCCGCCAGTCGCGGGCTTTTCTATGAGCGAACCATGGAATTGAGCACCCTGCAGGCCATCCAGGCGCACGCCATCGCCGAGTACCCGCGCGAGTGTTGCGGCCTGGTCGTGGCCGGCGACGATGGCGAGGCCTACATCCCCTGCCGGAACGTGGCAACGACACCCAGCGAGCACTTCCGGCTGCCGGCCGAGGACTACGCCGATGCGGAGGACCAGGGCGAGGTACTGGCCGTTGTGCACAGCCACCCGAACGCCCCGGCTACGGCATCGGATGCCGACCGTGTCATGTGCGAAGCCAGCGGCCTGCCGTGGCACATCGTGAGCGTGGGTCAGGTCACTGGTGCCGATCCAGAGTGCGGTGACCTGCAGACGATCGAGCCGTGCGGCTACGAGGCGCCGCTGGTTGGCCGGCAGTTCGCCCACGGCACCCTGGACTGCTACAGCCTGGTGCGCGACTTCTACGAGCGCGAGCTTGGCATCCAGCTCAGCCAGTACGAGCGGGAGGACGACTGGTGGGATAAGGGCCAGGACCTCTACAGCCTGGACCGGCTGTGCGCCGAGGGCTTCGACCTGATCGAGGGCGAGCCGAAGCGCGGCGACATGGTGCTGATGCAGATCCGTTCGCCCGTCCCGAACCACGCCGGGGTGTACCTCGGAGAAGGCCAGCTGCTCCATCACATGCACGGTCGCCTGTCGGAGGTCATCACCTACAGCGGCATGTGGGCGGAGCGTACCCGTTACATCGTCCGCCATAAGGAGGCAGCCCATGTCTGAGCGCCTGCGCACCATCCGCCTGTATGGTCAGTTGGGCAGCCGCTTCGGCCGCTCCTTCCGGCTGGCCGTCAACAGCCCCGCTGAGGCCGTGCGCGCGCTGTGCGCGATCCTGCCAGGCTTCCAGCAGTACCTGGCCCGCGCGAAGGAGAACGGCATGGCATTCGCCATCTTCGTGGGCAAGCAGAACCTTACGAAAGAGCAGCTGCAGGACCCGCCTGGCAAGGAAGACATCCGGATCGCACCGGTGCTGCTCGGCAGCAAGCGCGGGGGCATTCTGAACATCATCATGGGCGTCGTGCTGATCGTTGTCGGTGCCTACACCGGTAACGCGAACCTGATCTATTCGGGCGCGGTGATGGCGATTGGTGGCGTTGTTCAGATGCTCGGACCCCAACCGAAGGGGCTCGGGTCACAGGACAGCGTCGAGAACCGACCGAGCTACAGCATGAACGGCACCGTCAATACCCAAGCGCAGGGCAATCCTGTGCCGGTCGCCTACGGCGGCCACGACCAGAAGGGCATGCTCACCGGCAGCGCGGTGATCAGCGGCGGCATCATGGCGGAGGATCAGCTTTGAACCTGCCAGTCCAAACTCCCATCGCACGCGGACTGCAGCTGGCCGGCGCTGGCGGCAAGAGCGGCAGCAACGGCCGCACGCCGGTGGAGACCCCGGACAGCCTGCACTCGATGGCCGTGGCCAGGATTATCGACCTCGTCAGCGAGGGCGAGATCCGTGGCTTGGTGGCCGGCAACCAGTCGATCTACCTGAACCAGGTTCCCATTCAGAACCCGGACGGCGGGCTGAACTTCGCTGGTGTCACCGTCGACACCCGATCAGGTACGCAGGACCAGGAGTACATCCCCGGCTTCCCATCGGTCGAAAACGAGATCTCTGTGAACGTGGAGCTGCGAAGCGACCAGCCGGTCGTTCGCACCGTAAGCGGCTCGGACCTGTCGGCCGTGCGCATCCGTCTCGCCGTCCCCGCGCTGCAGAAGGTGGATGAGGAGAACGGCGACCGAAACGGCTACTCGATCAGCTACGCCGTGGATCTGTCTGTCGACGGTGGCGCCTACACCACCGTGCTCAACGATGCGATCACCGGCAAGACCACGACGCAGTATGAGCGCAGCCGTCGAATTGACTTGCCGGCTGGCTCGCAGTGGCAGGTTCGCATTCGCAGGCTGACCCCGAACCAGAACAACTCGCTGATCTCGGACACGGTGAACGTGCTTTCGATGACCGAGATCATCGATGTGAAGCTGCGCTACCCGAACAGTGCGCTGTGCGCGGTCCAGGTCGACGCCAGTCAGTTCCAGAACATCCCGTCGCGATCCTACCGGGTGTGGGGTCGGATCATCCGCGTGCCCAGCAACTACGATCCCATTGGCCGAACCTACAGCGGCGTGTGGGATGGCACCTTCAAGTCGTCTTGGACGAACAACCCGGCCTGGGTTTTCTTCGACATCGTCACAAATGATCGATTCGGCCTGGGCAACCGCATCCCGCTGGACTGGGTGGATAAGTGGCGGCTGTACCAGATCGCCCAGTACTGCGATCAGCTGGTGAGCGACGGCATGGGCGGCCAGGAGCCGCGGTTCACCTGCAGCCTGTACCTGCAGAGCAGGGCGGACGCCTACAAGGTGTTGCAGGACATGGCCGGCATGTTCCGCGGCATCAGCTTCTATGCCGCTGGCCAGATCATGGCGTCGGCCGACATGCCGAAGGAACCGGGCCCGACCTACAGCCAGGCCAATGTCATTGATGGTCGGTTCCACTATGAAGGCAGTGGTCGGAGAACGCGGCACACCGTCGCGCTGGTGTCGTGGACCGATCCGGACGACTTCGGTCGGCAGAAGGTGGAGGTCGTTCAGCACCTCGACGCCATCGCGCGCTACGGCGTGAACCAGACCGAGGTCACGGCGATCGGTTGCCATTCGCGTGCGCAGGCGCAGCGGGTGGGCAACCACATTCTGTATACGGAAAGCCTGGAGACCGAGACAGTGAGTTTCTCGGTAGGTTTGGACGCGCTCAACTGCATGCCCGGCGACGTCATCCAGGTGGCTGACCCGAACCGGGCGGGGCGCAGGAACGCGGGCCGCATCCGTGCTGCAGGCGCCAGCAGTCTGACCCTAGACCTGGTGCCCGAGACGATGGCGGTGGGCGACACCTTGCGAGCCACACTGCCCAATGGGCGCACGGAAGGCCGGACCATTAACGGGATCGATGCCGCCACGGGAGTGGTCACGGTCTCGGCGCCGTGGTCGGCGGTCCCGGTGCCGCAGTCTGTCTGGGCCACCGAATCCAGCGACCTGGTGCTGCAGCTGTTCCGCGTGATCGCCATAACTGAAGGCGAGGAACTGACCTACAACATCACCGCGCTGAAGCACGTCCCGGGCAAGTATGCGGCGATCGACGATGGCACCCGGTTGGAACTTCCGCCGATCAGCATCATCCCGCCCAGCGTGCAGCCGCCGCCGACCAACGTGGCCCTGTCCTCGCACGTGGTGATCGAGCAGGGCATCGCCACGCCGACGCTGACGATCCAGTGGGACCCGGCCGACAAGGCCATCGCGTACGACGTGGAGTGGCGCCGCGACGACCTCAACTGGGTGCGCGCCGGGCGCGTGGCGACCAGCAGCATCGAGGTGCCCGGAATCTACGCGGGCCAGTACCTTGCGCGCGTGAGGGCGGTGAACGCGCTCAATGCCGTCTCGCTCCCGGCTATGAGCCCGCTCACGACGATTGCCGGCAAGACCGAGCCGCCGCCGGCGGTGACCTCATTGACTGCCACGTCCATCGTCTTCGGCATCCGACTGACCTGGGCTTTCCCGCCCGGGGCGACGGACACGCAGCGCACCGAGATCTGGCGCAGCCCCAGCCCGAACCGAGAGACGGCCACGAAGCTCGGAGACTATGCCTACCCGCAGAACCGTCTGGAGCTGGACGGTCTGGCCGCAGGTGCCCGCTTCTTCTTCTGGGCGCGGCTGGTCGACCGGAGCGGCAACATCGGCCCTTGGTATCCGGAAGGTGCCGGTGTGATGGGCGAAGCCAGCACCAACCAGTCCGACTACGACGCGTACTTCGCTGGGAAGATCAGTGAGAGCGCGCTGGGCCAGGCACTGCGCAGCAAGATCGACAGCATCGACCAGATCGTGCCATTGATCTGGGACGCAGCCGCGACCTACGAGTCGGGTCAGACCGTCGTGTACAACGGGAAGATCTGGAGCTGGCAGGGCACCAATCCGGGCAACGAAGAGCCGCCGGGCACGAACTGGCAGGACGTGGGCGACGCCATTGCGGAAGCAGGTGCGGTCGCTGGCCGGGTGAACACGCTGGAGTTGCAGGTCAACGATCCGGAAACCGGCCTTCAGGCCATCGGCCAGAAAACCGACGGGCTGTTCGTGCAGCTGAACGTGCAGGCTGCGGGTGACGAGGACTGGGGCGCCGGCGACGAGACGGTTTTCGCCGGAACCCTGACTATCCAGACGGTGATCGCCGAGGGCGATTACGCCCAGGCGAAACGGACCGATACTGTGCAGGCGCAGGTCGGCGAAACGCAGTCCGCTGTCGAGCAGACCTCGCAGGCTGTGGTTGACCTCAATGGGAAGATCAGCGCCACATACACGCTTCGAGCGCAGGTTACCTCCGATGGACGTATCTACGGCGCCGGCTTTGGCCTTGGTGTTGAGCAGCAGCCCGACGGCAGCTTCCAGAGCCAGGCGCTGTTCCAGGTGGACCGCTTCGCTCTGATCAACATCGCCAACAACGTGACGACAGCGCCGTTCGTGGTGCAGGGAGGCCAGACCTTCATCAGTCAGGCGCTGATCGGGACCGGCTGGATCCAGAACGCGATGATCGGGGATGTGATTCAGTCGACGGCGGTTGGTGCTGGCGGCCAGCCGCGGTGGAAGCTGGACAAGAACGCGTCGCTGACGATGCGAGGCGTGAATGCCAACGGCGGCTATATGGAACTGACAGATAGCGCGCTGCGCTTCTGGAACAGCGCTGGCAGCGTTGCATTGGTCGAGCTGGGGGAGCTGCTGTAATGGCGTTTGGATTGAGGCAACGGGACCCCGCTGGGAACGTTTTGGTCGACATCACAACGCGGCTGCCAAGGATCATGGGACGCCAGCAGCTGAGTGCGGGCGTCAGCGGATCGGTGGTTGTTCCTACCAGTGGCAGCAATCCGATCTTCTACTGGTTCAACGCGTCTACGTCTGAGCCAGACTACAACGCGTCACCGCGGTTCACCGACGACGGCACCGCGATCACGTGGACCTATTCGTCCGCAAACCCGTTGTTCAACCGGTCTGGGGTCCTCGTCTATGGAAGGTACTGATCAATGACGATTGGGGCTCGCATCCGCAATGAAGGCGGCTCACTCATCCAAATCGACCCGGGTTGGGAGTGCTTGGGGATGAAGGCAGGGCCTTTCGTCATACAAGCAAACGCCTACACCGTTCCTGGGGCCGGCGGTAAGACGATAGGTAGGGCCGTGATTCAGGTCGCCGGCTGCAACGAGCCCATCCTGGCGGTCACCTGCTCCGGCGCGCTTGTGGGTGTGGTGAGCAAGAGCCAGTCTGGGTCCACCTACGAGTGGGTGATCAACACTGACGTCGTCGGGGCAAGCGTCACCTACTGGGTGTTCGACACCACCGACGTGGCTCAAATGCAGTTCATCACTACGAAGGGGCTGAGGATTCGGAATCCGGCCAACAATCGGGTGATCTTCGACTCCCGCTACAAGTACATGCGGGTCCTGCAAATGGTGAACACCCTTGCCGGTACTGGAACCGTGGATATCCCGATTCCGCTCACGTCAGGATACGCGGTGGGCATCTGCAACACGGGCCTCTATACCCGCGTGGATGGCGGACCGATCAGCGGAGGTGGCGCCTGGCGCACCCAGACGGTGGGTTACGTCGTAGGTGTGCGGACCAATTCCAATGGAACGATCAGCGTCGGGCTGATCAACACTCGCAGCGCGACGGATGAAGGGCCTGGTCCGCCATACCCGCCTACCGGCCAGATGGGCTACAACAACCTGACCGGCCTGATCCTGGACATGCGGAACTACTAGCGAACGATGCGTGGCCGCTTGTTGGCGCCGTCCTGGTACTTCACCGACCAAGGGGTGATCAGATAGCCTGGACGCTGCCAGTTCACCTGCGAGAAGTGGTTCTCTCGCGCGTCGGTGGCTGTGCCATTCACCAGCAGATAAGGCTTGCCATTCTTAGGCAGGGCGCAGTCGCTGACATAGCCGTCGGTCTTCAGCCGAACGCTGAAGATGCCTGCATCCTGCTCGATCTGGCCGCAAACAGTTGCCCGGGCAGTCTTGGACGATTCCAAGGCCTGTGGGGCAATTCGGACCACGAAGTCGTCGAGGCTCTCGCCGGCGACGGATGACTCCTGATGCAGTTCGACCGTGCGCCCGTGTATCACGCCCGGCGCAGTGCTGCAGCCGGTGATCAGTACTGTGGCAACGGAGGTGGTAAGCAGTACGCGCATGACGCTCTCCCTGTGTGTGTGCTGCGAACAGGGACGAGATTACGCCCAAACCGGGGCATGCGCCTTACAGAAAACCGTTCGCGTTTGGCCGCCGCGAACGTGGCCTCACGCCACCGGCTGTAGAAGGTCTTCCCGGTTGTTCTTCGGCGTGTTCACCGCGCGGCTGACCCGGTAGGCCTCCATCGCTGGCGGCTCGCTCGCCAGCAGCATTGCCATGGCGTCGTCGGGGCCGGCTGCCAACCACTCATCGATCTGGCTGGCGTGCAGCCACACTGGCATCCGGTCGTGGATGTCGGCCGACACCCCGCTGCTGTCGCCGGTGATGATGGTGAAGGTGCCCAGGTTGCCGTCGGGCAGCAGGGGGCTGGTGGCCTCCCATAGGCCAGCGGCCAGCAGCGGCCCGGTGGTGTGGATGAACCAGGGATCCTTCTTCCCGTCCTCGGGGCTGACCGACCACTCGTAGTAGCCGGCCATGGGGATCACGCACCGGCGCTTCTTGAACGCCGACCGGAAGGCGGGCTTGGTGGCCACCGTCTCGATCCTGGCGTTGATGGTCGAACCCTGCAGGCCCTTGGCCTTGGCCCAAAACGGTAGCAGGCCCCACGCCAAGCGGGTGACCTGCCGGCCGTCGCCCCGGTCCAGAATCACTGAGGCGCGCTGTGTCGGCGCGAGGTTGTAGCTGGGCTGGATCTCGGCCAGGCCGGGGGCAAGGTCAGCCAGCCCCGGCTGGCCGAAGTCGATCACGGGGAGCTGGACGAATCGGCCGCACATGGCCGGAGGGTAGCCCTGCAGACCGTAGCCGGGGCGTGATCCCGAACGGTTCAGCCGGTGAACGATCCCTTGTCGCAGCCTTTGCGACCGCCGGCCGTATCCTTCCGCCCATGCGCTCTTCCCACGGCTTCCGCACCGCCCCGATTCCCTCTGGCTGGGTCCAGACCGGCGAGCGCTGGGCGCTTTGGTACAACGGCCGGGAGACGGCCAGCGTGACTCCCGACGGCGGTCCCGGGGTCCGGCTATGGATGGAAGGCCAGAAGATGTGGCAGGTGAAGGAAGTGCGCGCGGCCAACGTCCGGCAGGCGAAGCGGTACGCCGAGCGCTGGTGTGCGGCCAGGCTCTATCCCGATCTGCCCCTGCGTCAGGCGGTTGCCCGGCTGACCGACAGCACCCCGATCCAGCCCGAGCCGCCGCTGCCCGGCCTGCCGCCGACCCGCGAGCAGCAGCAACAGGCCCGGCGCCTGGCCGAGGCTGGGGCGAAGGAGGTCGAGCGGATCAAGGCGGCGCTTGAACCGCGCAAGCCGCCAGCAGAGACGAAACCCCGAGCTAGGGACGCCCGCACCAAGGCGTGGGTGAGGGCAGGGCTGCAGCAGCTGCGGCGGGGCGTGTAGGCCTCATCCTGCCCGCAGCTTCACCACGTTGCCGTCGCGCAGACCATCGAGGTAATCCGCCCAGACCTGCATCATCCGCACGCGCTCCTGCAGGTGCGATGTGCGGTTGTAGGCCCGGCCGTTGGGATCCTTCACCGCGTGAGCAAGCTGGTGCTCGATGATGTCCGGGCGGAAGTGCAGGACCTCGTCCAGAATGGTGCGAGCCGTCGCGCGGAAGCCGTGGCCGGTCATCATCGTGCGGTCGTAACCCATGTTGCGCAGCGCTGCGGTAACGGCGTTCTCTGACATCGGGCGTTTGGAATCGCGGGCGCCAGAGAACACCCACTTGTGCCGGCCGGTGATCGGCTTGATGTCCTCCAGGATCTGCAGCGCCTGCCTGGACAGCGGCACCAAATGTGCGGCACGCATCTTCATCTTGCTGGCAGGGATGGTCCACACGGCCGCGTCGAGGTCGAATTCCTCCCATTCCGCATGTCGCAGCTCGCCAGGACGCAGGAACACCAGCGGCGCCAGCCGCAGCGCCGCCCTGGTGATGGCAGATCCGCTGTATGCCTCGATGGAGCGCAGCAGGCCACCCAGCTGCACGGGGTCAGTAATCGCCGCATGGTGGGCCTCCTTAGGCGGCGCGAGCGCTCCTTTCAGGTCGGCAACCGGGTTTCGCTCGGCGCGGCCAGTGGCCACGGCGTAGCGCATGATCTGGCCGCAGTTCTGCATGATCCGATGCGCGGATTCGATTGCGCCGCGTTCCTCGATGCGTCGGGCCACCCGGAGGAAGTCGGGCGCGGTGAGGTCCGCAACAGAGCGTGACCCGATCCAGGGGAATACGTCGTTCTTCATCCAGGCTTCGACCTTCTCCGCATAGCTGGGCACCCAGGGGCGCGCGGCCAGCCACTCATTGGCGATGGTCTCGAAGCTGTCCGAGCCCAGGGCGGATTGGGCGAGGGCAGCAGCCTTCTTCTGTGCGCCTGGGTCGACGCCTCGGGCCAGCAGCCGGCGGGCTTCGTCGCGGGCCTCGCGCGCGCGCGCCAAGGAGACATCCGGGTACAGGCCGATCGACAGCAGCTTCTCCTTGCCGGCGATGCGGTACTTCCAGCGCCAGCTGCGCGCGCCGGTCGGGGTGAGGTAGAGGTACAGGCCGCCACCGTCGGTGATCTTCTGCGGCTTGTCGCTGGGCTTGGCGCGCCTGATGGCTGCGTCGGTCAGAGGCATTGGGGGTATCGCTTCAGTGGGGGCGGTCGGATACCCCTTGATATACCCCCACCGTCTCATGGATTGAAACGGATTGCCCCGGTCTGCTACGGACAATAAAAAAGCCCGGAAACCCTTGTGATGCGTGGGTTTCCGGGCTTCTCCGGTCCTTGACGAACCGTTCGTTGGTGGAGGTGGGCGGAATTGAACCGCCGTCCGAAGGCACTCCATCCCCAGCACTACATGCTTAGCTCACCGTTGGATCTCGTCCCCGAACAGCACGGTGCGCAAAGCGCATCCGGGAACCAGCCTGTTGTGTTCTAGTGCCGGACTGACAGGCAGCCGTCCAGCGCGATTCCATGATAGTGACTCTACACCGCGAGCATGGACACAAGCGGTTTCGAGGCTTAGGCCTTAAGCGGCCAGAGCGTAGTTGTCGTCGTTGGCAACTAGAGTTTTGCAGCTGGATTTACGAGGAAAGCTACCCCCTCGGCATGCGCCAGGCGACTTCACAACCCCCGTCGAAACCAATGCACCCCCGGTTTCTTCAAGTTCTGCAAGGTACAAGGCCTGTTTCGTGTCGCCACGGTCAGTGCCTGCCCAACAGTGGCAATGCTACGGCAAAACAGCTGAACAGTCACCTTGGCAATCCACAACAAGTTGTAGAGCCTCCGTCATAGCGGATTGGTAACGTCATGGGCACGAATTTGCGACACACTGGCGGCGACCATCCGGGCCAGGACAAACACGGAGACTGTGGGTGACCGAGGCAAGCCAACAACGCAGCCTACGACAGCTGGTCGGGCCCGTCGGGGCCGACTATCAGCGGCGCGCGCTGCCGCCCGGCTGGGTCTGGGCGGTACTGGCGGCGTTGCTTGCGGCCACCGCGCTGACCGAACTGCCGGCCACAGCGGCCGCAGCACTGGTCGCCAGTGCGGTGGTGGTGCATTGGTCGCAGCGCGGTCGCATCCATTGGCTGGGCTGGCGTCTGCCGGGCATGGCGGTGTTGGCGGCCCTGCTGTGGGGGCCGGAAGTGCTGTCGCAGTGGTTCGAGCACGGGCTGGCCGTGGTCCTGATGTCGCTGGCGAGCCTCAGCATCGGCGTGCATGTGTGGCAGTCGCGGCAGCTGGCGCGACAGCTGCAGGGCGCTGCCGATTCGCTGGATGACGCCCAGCTGCTGGCCCTGTTGCCGGCCGATGCGGCCCAGATGGCACAGCAGTGGCGCGCGGGCGATGACCGGCATGCCCCGGAACTGGCGGTCGTAATGCACCTGGCCGTGATGCACGCGGCACTGGCACCGCGCATGCGCGGGCAGGGCATGCTGGCGGGGTGACCCGCCTTTTGTAGAGCCGAGCCTGCGCTCGGCTGCCCTTCTTGCCGAAGCCGAGCATGGCTCGGCGCTACAGCCTTACGCGTCGCGGTTGCCGCGACGCATCACACGCTGCTTCTCGATCGCCCAGTCGCGGTCCTTGGCGGCATCGCGCTTGTCATGGGTCTGCTTGCCCTTGGCCAGCGCGACTTCGAGCTTGATCTTGTTCTTGCTCCAGTACATCGCAGTGGGCACGATCGTGTAGCCATCGCGCTCGACCTTGCCGATCAGCTTGTCGATCTCGTTCCGGTGCAGCAGCAGCTTGCGCTCGCGCCGGTCATTGGCCACCACGTGGGTGGAGGCCTGGATCAACGGGGTGATCTGTGCGCCGATCAGGTAGATCTCGCCGCGTTTCACATAGGCGTAGGCGTCGATGATGTTGCCGCGGCCTGCGCGGATCGACTTGACCTCCCAGCCCTGCAGGGCGAGGCCGGCCTCGAAGCGCTCTTCGATGTGGTACTCGTGGCGGGCACGCTTGTTCAACGCGATGGTTTTGTTGGCCGTCGCGCTCTTTGCTTTATCCTTGCCGCTGTTCTTGCTCAT